CGTGACAGTAGAAAACAACGGTGCATTTCCCAACTGCCCCGACACCATCCGTATCAAAGTCAACAACATTAGCGACATCGAGTATGTCAATGGAGATGCAGTGAGCAAAGAAAATACAGTGGCGTTTGCCAAGCCCCCAGTAGAGGCAGAGACAGAAGAACAAATTATGACACGTATTCGTGAGCGTTTTGACATCTTGCATGAGATGACAAAGGCCTGTGTCAATGGTGACATTCGTGCTATGATTGTCAGCGGCCCTCCTGGCGTTGGTAAATCTTTTGGTGTTGAACAAGAGATTGAAAAAGCCACACTGTTTGACAAATTGGCAGGCAAGCGTCTCCGTGCCGAAGTTGTCAAAGGTTCAGCAACACCCATTGGCTTGTATCAAGCCCTGTACAAATATTCCGATGACAATTGTGTGTTGGTGTTTGATGACTGTGACAGCATTCTGCTTGATGACGTGGCATTGAACTTGCTGAAGGGCGCATTGGACTCCGGCAAGAAGCGTACCATTTCATGGTTGTCAGAATCCTCAACTCTTCGTCGTGAAGGCATCCCAGATCGTTTCGAGTTCAAAGGCTCGGTGATCTTTATTACCAACTTGAAGTTCGATCAAATGAAATCGCAAAAATTGCGTGATCACTTGGATGCATTGCAATCACGCTGTCACTACTTGGACTTGACACTTGACACCATGCGTGACAAAGTGTTGCGTATCAAGCAGATTGCCAAAGACGGCGTGTTGTTTGCAGACTATGATTTTGAAGAGTGTGCTCAAGACGAGATCATTGAGTTCATGGAAGCAAATCAGAACCGTTTGCGTGAGATGAGTTTGCGTATGGCATTGAAGATTGCAGACTTGCGCAAGAGTTTCGCAGGCAACTGGAAGCGTCTTGCAGAGACTACATGTATGAAGAGTGCCTAACATGGCCTGGCTTGCTGTGCTACTGTTAGTGTTTGTAGGCCATCCTGTGTTGGCATTGATATTGGCATTTTTGATTTTGATGTCTGAATAATAATTTTACCCCGGGGATTGGTTGGCTCCGCCCCGGGTTTTTACACAGGGACTTCGGTCCCTGTTTTTTTGACTTGCGTTTGCAGATGTGTTACTATATACAATATGCACTTCGCACCTCCGAAAAAGCAAATTGTAGTTCAGCCGTCTCAAGCACTGTATAAATGGTCCAGCATCTTTAACCGATTGCAAAGAAACTTTTTTACAGAGCCAGTTGAACTACGGCGCGAACGTCAAATACGTGACTTCATAACACTCAATGGCTACCGACAAATACGTTTCAAAACAGACACAGATGTGTTTGGAGATTTGCCTAGAGTAGAGCACAGTGCCATAGCTGACCTTGTGGTGATAACAGATCAAAAGTTCAGCAGATATCCTTGTACCGCTATCATTGAAAAGATACAATGGCATTTAGAGCAGTGCCCGGCATTGTACTTGTGCTTGAACAGACACTACATCAACATAGACAACAGTTATCATGACACTGCATTGGACAGCGAGTTTACCTTGGCCATAACACAGTGGTTGAAAAACAGTTTGCCCGGCGTGGATGTTGTTGATTTGAGTTTGAACTATTTAGACACTGGCCAGCAGTTCTCTTGGGCAGTGCCAGATCGACACTATTTTATCAGGAAACTCAATGACCAAACTAGTTGAGTTCTTTGATCAGCAGCCTATCAAAACAGATTGGAAAACGCAGTACATTAGATACAGACTGGGTAGACTCAAACATCAATACTGGTTGTGGAACAGAAAGAATCCTGACCAGGCTTTGATTGATCAGTATGATTATGCTATACTACGCAACTGCCAGCCTGGCCGCACAGTGTTCTTTGCCAGTGCCGGATACTACTTGAAAGACATTTGGCCTGAAATAGAGTCGGTAGAAATGCATCCTGTGGTCAAAACATTTTATTCCTCAGTGCATGTATGCACTCGTGAGCAGTTAAAGGATTTGCCTTGGCGAGCAGATAACTTTGCAGTGGTAAACAATCGTGCAGACCATTGGGTCACAGTAGATGGATTGACTGCGCATCTTGAACATTACTGTGGTGTTATGAATCCAGGGTGCAGAGTGTTTTACAGTTTTAGAGACACACAAATACACATCAATCGATTGACCACAGATATGGAATCAGTGTTCTTGACCTGGGCACAAGGTCTTGAAAGTATAGGTTTAAAGTTGGTGTGGCACAGCATTGGCTTTGATCGCAAAGTGCCAGATCAGCATGGCTATTATGATCAATTTGAGAACCCAGATACCACAAACGGCAACTTGAAGTTCTGGTTCGTGTACAAAGGAGTCCCTTGGAGAGTGGAACCATGAACATAATCTGTTATACGGGAGGCACCTGTGGTGATGTGATTACAGCATTGTTTGACAACACAGGCGCATATTATCGAGGCAATACTGTGATGATTGACGCTGATCGTTCACGGCTTAAAAAACCGCATGAGTTTGCTAACAATATCGACAAGGATCAATACCTTGTGGAAATGGCCACTAAATATCAATCCATCCCAAGCCATGATTTGGCATATCATGCGCTTAGACAGCACGAGTTCATAGGCGTTACTGTGCATGATTGGGCAGTGGCATTATGGGCAGCCCAACGTTTTAAAGATTTACATCGACCGCATGTGTGGACAGAAATGTTTGTGGCCTGTGGTGCTGACACAGTAGAAGACTATGCACAAATGATGTTGGATTTTTCCGATCTTATTGTGCAACATACCAACAAGATTGTAACATTGGAATCCATACGTGCAGGTACTGCACTACAGAATCCCATATTAGAAAACGCCAACACAAACTTTTACAACACCTGGCTACAATTACAACTATGACATTTTGTCACGCACCCTGGACCAATTTAGAGATACTCCCCACTGGAGAGATATTGCCGTGTTGTAAATTTGAAAGTCGTGAGTATCCTCAGACCTTTAATATACAGCACCATAACATAGATGACTACAGGCAAAGTGCAATGTTGTCCACAGTCAAACAGCAATTTCAAACAGGTGTGTGGCCCACAGGCTGCGAACGTTGTCAAATTGAAGAACAAAGTGGCATTGAAAGCAAACGTCAACTGGATTACACTAGATGGCAACACCACTACAACAACTATGACCTTGGCAGCGATGATTTATTGACTGTGAGTTTGGCGTTGGGCAATACTTGCAATTTAAAGTGTATCATTTGCGGTCCGGCTGCATCCAGTAAATGGATCAAAGAATACAAAGATGTGTATGGCATACAAGTTCAAAACATTGAAAGTGTTCGGAAAGATTTAATCAACAATATCACCAGCATTGCTCCTAACTTGATACACATAGACATGCATGGCGGCGAACCTATGTTGTCCAATATAGAACAACATCAAGCATTGTTAGATCATTATATACAAACAGGGCAAGCAAAGAATATTTCTATTCATTATACCACCAATGCTACAATTTTTCCTGATGCTGATTGGTTAGATAGATGGAAGAATTTTGCTGAAATTGATTTGCAGTTGAGTATTGATGGCATAGGCAATCGATACGAATATCTAAGATATCCAGCAGACTGGAATACGTTAAACAACCATGCAGATCAATATCTCCAATTACAACAACAAGAATCAAACATCAAACTCAGTGTTGCGCATGCTGTGAGTGCATTCAATGTATTTTATATAGAAGAATTTGTAGTATGGTGTCAGCAAAAAGGACTGCCTAGACCTTGGATGGGCAAAGTACATACTCCTGCTTTGCTAAGACCTTCAGTTTGGTATGAACCGGCCAAGTTGGTTATTGTAAATAAATTGCAATCAAGTATAATTGAAGATGTGCGCACCTGGGCAAATCTAATGCAGAACACAGATGACAGCAATTTGTTTGAACAATTCAAACAGTTTGTACAACGGCACGACCAATATAGAAATTTAGATTTTAAAAACACTTTCCCCGACCTGGCCCAATACACATGAAACAATGCACCATACAAATACGTGATGAAGTAAACATCAAGATTGAAGGCCTGGACTTGGATGCCCGCAAGGCTTTAGTCAATGCTTTCAAATATGAAAACCCTGCCGCACGTTATTTGCCAGCAGTACGACTGGGACGGTGGGACGGCAAGGTAGCATACTTCCAACTAGGCGGATCAACTTATGTAAACTTGTTGCCAGAGATCATGCCCATACTTGAACGGCTTGACTATGACGTTGAATTGGATGATCAGCGCGACTATTCAAACACATTCAACTTTGAGCAGGTGTCAGAAACAAGTTTTGCACACGTGAAGTGGCCCAAAACACATCCGGCCGCAGGCGAGCCCATTATGTTGCGTGACTATCAAGTGGAGATCATCAACAACTTCCTGGCCAATCCACAATGCATACAGGAAGTGGCCACAGGTGCAGGTAAGACCATAATGACAGCGGCACTAAGCAATGCTGTCACACCATATGGCCGTAGCATTGTTATTGTACCCAACAAAAGCCTTGTGACGCAGACCGAAGCTGACTATATCAACATGCAACAAGATGTTGGTGTGTACTTTGGTGATCGTAAAGAATACGGCCGTCAACATACCATATGCACATGGCAGAGCCTAAACAACTTGTTGAAGAACACCAAAGCCGGAGTAGGCGACTGCACCATTGGTGAGTTTTTGGAAGATGTGGTGTGCGTGATTGTAGACGAAGTACACATGGCCAAGGCAGATGCACTGAAAACCTTGTTGACAGGTGTCATGGCCAGGGTGCCAATTCGCTGGGGATTGACAGGAACTGTGCCCAAAGAGAAGTTTGAAAGTCAAGCATTACTTGTGAGTCTTGGTCCTGTAATTGGTCGACTCAGTGCTAGTGAACTACAACAACAAGGTGTGTTAGCCAACTGTCATGTGAACATTGTGCAGTTGATTGATCATGTGGAATACAAAGACTATCAAAGTGAGCTCAAATATTTGCTAGAAGAGTCTGGCCGACTGGACACCATGGCGGACCTTGTGCGGCAAGTGAATGAAACAGGCAACACCTTGGTGCTGGTGGACCGTACCGAGTGCGGTAGGCAACTGGTTGCAAGGCTAGGGGACAAAGCAGTATTTGTTTCAGGTGCCACAAAAGGAACAAAGAGACAAGCAGAATATGATGAAGTGGCAGATGCAGTTGATAAAATCATTGTAGCAACTTATGGCGTTGCTGCCGTGGGTATTAATATTCCTAGGATTTTTAATCTGGTGCTTGTCGAGCCTGGTAAGAGTTTTGTGCGGGTGATTCAGTCGATTGGTCGTGGCATACGCAAAGCAGAAGACAAAGACCATGTTCAAATCTGGGACGTGACAAGCACTTGTAAGTTTGCCAAACGTCACTTGACCAAGCGCAAACAGTTCTACCGAGAAGCCAACTATCCTTTCACACAAGAGAAACTGGATTGGATGAAGTTAGGTTGACTTTTGTCACACAACAGTATATTATAACAACATGCGAATTTTAACCTTAGACAATATTCATTACGACCTAGATCATTTGCCCGAAGAAGTAGATGACATGCGGTTTGCCATATTAGACAACAGCAACCCACAAGAGCCAGACTATCTTTTTATTCCCTTGATCTTTTTGGAAAGTTTTAATGCCCCTGCACTGGTACTACGCATTGGTGAGAACACCATCAAGATGCCCATGGACTGGCAAATACTCATTGGTGAACCCGAAGTAGGTGACTTGGAAGTATTGCCCCTTACATCAATCAACGATCGTGGATTCCGAGTGTTTCAGTTCAACCCACTCACAAGTTTCCGTCCGTCATTCCCGGATATTGAAATTTTAGACGTGTATCATGAAGTATCGTGGTATGCACCCAAACTAAAGAATGGCCAGTTGTTGTCCGTACCATTGAATGATGATCCAGATCCAGACTGTGTGTACTTTGTGAAAGACATCAGTCGCAACTGTGAAATAGTAGACTACAACAAGGCTTGGTAACATGGCATATACCGAACCTCAAATTTTTGAAATAATCAATCGTTTGGCCAAGATCTATTTGGAAAGTTATCCAGAAGATCAGGCGGGCTTAGAAAGATTCCTTCGCTGGGCACACAATCAATATGGCTACAAGTATGGGAACTCTTAAGCCCGGCGCCACCTACATTTACGAACGTGTGGGCAACGAAGTGTACGCACGTGAATGGGGCGCTGATCCCAGTACCAGACAACTCATGGGTTACGGATACGATCCTGTGACTGGACACCAAATTGATTATACCAAACAAACATCAGATGGAGATAGATTGTTTGACCGTCTGCAGGAAGATAAAATGTGGGGCGACATACGGCGACTGGCTAAAACCACGCCTGCTTTACAAGACGCCCTAGAACGTGCTATAGTAATATACAAACTAATCAAAGTAGACAAGTGAGCGATAAACTAAACATTGTGAATGAGATGCGACAACTGGATCGCAAAAACAGACATTTCTATCGTGATCTCACAGATGAGGAAAAGAAAAAATTCAGTAACTATCTCATGATTCGCTGGGCAAGCTGTGTGGAAGGTTCCAAAGAGATGCAAGAGTTTTATTTGATCTCCACCAACGAACGACTGAACAAACACTTTTTCAACATCAATCGACATCCTGAACTGCAATGGTTGTGTGCCACTGCTATAAGTCCTGACATGGGTACACCCAGACACAACTGGATCTCGCCCAAGAAGAAAGAAACAGGCGCAGGAGCAAGTGCCATCAAAAAGCAACTGGCAGAATTGTTTCCCACATACAAAGAAGATGAAATAGCCATGCTGGCCGCAATGACCACAAAGAAAGAACTTGATCAATACATCCGAGACCATGGCCGAGACACTAAGTGAACTCACTTGCGGCTACTGCAAGAAAACATTCAGACGTGCAGAAAGTCTTGTGGTGCATTTGTGTGAGCCCAAGCGTCGCAGATCGGAAAGATCCGAGCGTGGTGTTGAGCTGGGATTTCAATCTTACTTGAGATTCTATGAGATTGCACAAGGATCCGCCCGACTCAAAACATTTGATGACTTTGCAGACAGCCCTTACTACCGGGCCTTTGTAAAGTTTGGTAGATACTGTGTGGCCACTCGGGCAATCAATCCCAGACAGTTCACAGAGTGGTTGCTCAAGCACAACAAAAAAATTGACAACTGGGGATCGGATAAAATCTACACTGAGTATTTGTTGGACTATTTGAAGGTGGAAGCTGTGGCAGATGCCTTGGCACGAGCAGTGGAGTTTGGCATAGACTGGAGTGAAAAACACACAGCACCGCCCAATGATTGTTTGCGGTATGGCAGCAGTCACGCCATGTGCCATGCTATCACAACAGGACGCATCAGTCCCTGGGTTATATACAACTCAGAGTCGGGGCAGAAGTTCTTGGGTGAACTCACAGCAGATCAAGTGGCCATGATATGGCCTTACATAGATTCAGACATATGGCAAAAGAAGTTTGCAGACTATGCCGCAGATGCTGAATACGCAAAACTAATATTGAAACAAGCAGGATGGTAATATGATCAAATCAATAATGAGCATGGGCAAGCACATCATGGTGGGTGGTGGCAACAGTGCCAGCAACTACATCAACACTGGTGCTGGCATGATGGGTGTGGGTGACCTACGATTCAACACCAGCACTCAGCAGATTGAATTTTATAACGGGCAGAATTGGCAAACATTTATTATGGCACAGGCCACTGTGGGGCTCGCTGGCACAGCCGAAACAGCTATTGACTGGGCACTGGACAAAATGGAACAAGAAAAGGAAGCACGTGCCATGGCTGAACAGTATCCTGCTGTGGCAGATGCCATGGGTGCTGTTCATGAAGCCGAACAGCAATTGAAAATGGTTGTGGCGCTGTGTAGAACATGAGCGCAGATATTGACATCGACGTTCCGGATCGATCTAAGATATTAGAACTGATCCGTCATACGCCTGCTAGACAGGTTGTGGATGGTCGGCCGCGGCGACATAATTCTGGTATCTACATCACAGACATTCCCCAAGATCCAGAACATGGTTGTGCAGCCATAGACTATGAAACTGCGGAACAGCGTGGTTATTTTAAAATTGACTTGTTGAACATGAGTGTGTATCAGTTGATCCAGGATCCTGCACACTACGAAGCCATGTTGTCAGCAACACCTCCATGGTCAAGACTATGGACCGACAGACCCTGGGCCTCTCAGTTGGTTCACGTGGGCAACTACGTGGATTTGATGGTGGCAATGCAACCTGACTCGATACCCAGGATGGCTGCTTTTATATCAATCATTAGACCAGGCAAAGCACATTTACAGCGGAAGCCTTGGTCGGAAGTGTTTGAATCAGTGTGGGATGGGGATGAATCGCGTGGGTATACATTTAAAAAGTCACACGCTGTGAGCTATGCAGCCTTGGTGGCCCTGCACATGAACTTGCTCAATCAAGCCGGCGCACAAGTGTAATTGACTTGCGCTTGCTCTTTTTGCGGCTAATATCTATTAGACTGCAAACTGGCCCGTGCAGTATTTCAAGATCTTTGTTGCTGAATGTGCGTAAAGTGAACTTGAACTTTTCCCAGTCTCTGCGTAAGAATATGTTGATGGGGATACTTCTATTGCTTTCCCACCACCAGGTGTTGGCCAATTCTAAGAATTCCAGCTTGTCATCTTGCACAAGCACAGCACCAAAGTCATAGATGGTTGTGACAGCATCGTCTCTGTTTTGAACTACTCCGATATACTCATTGCTGGCGTAAACGCAAAGAGTTATAAAGGGGTATTTTTCCGCCAGTTTTTCAAAGATGTTATTACCCATAAATACGTTTTGAGGATCCTATGTATTCAACCACCATTTACTTATATCAACAAATCATTCGGGTATTATTGATTGACACCAGTGGTGAATACTTTACTGCGAGGTACGACCCAGTGTACGCAAAAACTTTAACTGTCAACAAAGGTGTAGACAACGTTCTGCTCTTTGAATTTATCAACCAAGACCAAAAACCTGTGGACATCACAGGCAGCACATTCCGCTTTAGATTGCTGAACCAAACTGGTGATAAATTATTACTTGAAAAAGACATGACTGTACTTAGCGCCAGTTTGGGACGAGTCAAAGTTGTGTTGGACACAGCAGATACCATTGAAATAGTGGCACAACCCGGCAGTTACAGCATTGAGCGCACACAAGGCAATTATGTGCAGGCAGCATTCACGGATGATAATGCTGGTGCCAGAGCCGACTGCAACATTGTGGACTCAGTGTTGCCTGAGTTCATGCCCAGTCAACCTGTCACAATTCCTACTATAAATGGCAAAAACTCCTGGCCGCAGGCAGGCCCAAGTTCGTGGCCAGACTGGGCACTGAACCCACAGCCGTTGAGCAACAATTATCTAACCGAATACTATTCAAGTCATATCAATACCACTGGCGCCAGTTTGACCACAATCAAGTATGATCTAGTGCATTTTACAGGCACTATCAAAGCACAGGCCGCACAAGATTATGAAGCTGTTTGGGTTGACGTCACATCCAGCACAGAATACTTTGACGAAACTGGTACATTTTATTTGAATGTTGTGGGATTCCATCCACTACTGCGTTTAGGTATCAACAACAGCCAAGGTTATGGGGCAAGTGCAACTGCCACAGTGGTCAATGGTGTAGTAACTGGTATTGCAGTAAACAACGCTGGCACAGGATACATGGCCGCACCTTGTGTTCAAATTCTGGGCAATGGTGCTGGTGCAACTGCTATTGGTGCGCCGTTTACAGGCCCAAGCGGCATTGGTGCAATTACTGTGACCAATGGCGGATCGGGATACCTTCCTTTGAACTTTGGCGGCACTGAAGCACAGGCTGTAACTGTGTTGATTACCACTGGCTACGTTACCAATATCTTTTATCGTTAATCGTTGCTTTATAGCGCCAACCCTGCTATACTGTACAGATGCTTGACATCCTGAGTTATCTGCCTGCAAAAAAGAAACCCACACCTAGCGGTTGGTTGAGTTTCAATGCGGTATGCTGTCAACACAATGGATCAACACAGGATCGACGTGGACGAGGTGGACTCAAAGCCACTGAGGCAGGATGGAGTTATCACTGTTTCAATTGCTCATACACAGCCAGTTTTATACTGGGACGCAGTGTAAGTTATAAGGCTCGAAAACTCTTAGGCTGGATGGGTGTACCAGAAGTAGAAATAGAGATGCTGAATCTGGAAAGCCTACGGCATCGAAGCATACACGGAATCATACAAGATCGACAACAAACATGGAATACCCTAGCAGGTATCACATTTGAAGAACGAGACTTACCACCATATGCTGAATTGTTAATGCCCGAGCATGAATCATATTGGGAATACGTGCGTGGTAGGCATGTACCCGAAGACTTTCCTGCCATGGTACAGATAGAGAATGATGGCGTTCATTGGGTTCGACCGCACGTGGTCATACCATTCACACACAATGACAAAATTGTAGGATACACCTGTAGATTCTTAGACAACCGGCAGCCTAAATTTATCAGTGACAGTCAGCCAGGCTATGTGTTTGGCGTAGACTTACAGCCAGCAGATTGGCAACATGTGATTGTGACAGAAGGCATATTTGATGCACTCAGCATAGGTGGTGTGGCAGTGATGCACAACACCATAAGTGATGCACAAGTCAGACTGATTCGCAGTCTAGGACGTAACATAATTGTGGTACCAGATCAAGACACAGCAGGTATCGCACTAATTGATCGTGCGTTGGAACTGGGTTGGGCTGTGAGCATACCTGATTGGCCTGCGGGCTGCAAAGATGTCAACGATGCAGTGATAAAGTTGGGCAGACTAGGAGCCTTACTAACTATAATGCAATCAAGAGAGACCAGTAGAATCAAAATTGAGTTAAGGAAGAAAGCACTTGTTAAAAGATTACAGCACTGACGTTCAGAGATTATTTTTAGAAATGATGTTGGAAGATGCACAGAGTTATGTGCGTGTTCAGAACATCTACAACCCCCAGAACTTTGACAAGAGTTTGCGAGCCGCGGCCGAGTTCATAAAAGAACATTCAGACAAACACAAGACCTTGCCAGACCGTACACAGATTGCTGCCACCACAGGCATAAAATTACAAGCGGTACCTGATCTAAACGAAGGCCACTTTGATTGGTTCATGGGCGAGTTTGAACAGTTTACCAAGCGCCAAGAACTGGAACGTGCTATCTTAAAAGCCGCAGACATGCTAGAAAAAGGCGACTTTGAACCAGTTGAAAAGCTGATCAAAGATGCTGTGCAAATATCATTGACCAAGGATATGGGCACAGACTATTTTGCTGATCCAAAAAGTCGTATTGAAAAGTATTTCAATTCAGGTGGACAAGTAAGCACAGGCTGGCCACAACTGGACCGATTGCTGTATGGTGGGTTTAGTCGCGGTGAACTCAACATTTTTGCCGGTGGTTCAGGATCAGGCAAGAGTCTTGTGATGATGAACATTGCGCTGAACTGGTTGCAACAGGGTTTGAGTGGTGTGTATATCACACTGGAACTGAGTGAAGAACTCACAAGTTTGCGAACAGATGCTATGTTGACCAATATGAGCACCAAGGACATTCGCAAAGACATTGATACTACAGAACTCAAAGTCAAACTGGTAGCCAAGAAGTCCGGCAACTATCAAGTCAAAGGCTTGCCAGCACAAAGCAACATCAACGACATACGTGCTTATTTGAAAGAATATCAAATCCAAACAGGCAAAAAAGTAGACTTTGTGATGATTGATTACCTGGACTTGTTGATGCCTGTGAGTGCAAAAGTTTCGCCCAACGACTTGTTTGTCAAAGACAAGTATGTAAGTGAAGAACTGCGCAACTTGGCCAAAGAACTGGGATTCTTAATGGTAACTGCTTCACAGTTGAATCGATCGGCTGTGGAAGAAATTGAATTTGATCACAGCCATATTTCAGGTGGTATTTCAAAGATCAACACAGCAGATAATGTGTTTGGTATCTTTACAAGTCGTGCTATGAAAGAGCGTGGCAAGTATCAGATACAGTGTATGAAGTCTCGAAGCTCGACCGGCGTTGGTCAAAAAATTGATTTGGAGTATAACATTGAAACAATGCGCATTACTGACGAAGGCGGAGAAGATGGAGACAATTATTCAAAGAAACCATCCGCGTCAATCATGGACTCGATCAAAGCCCGCAGTCAAGTTAGCCAGCCTACTGAAAGTGCAGACACTCTACCATGGGACAGCGGTGATTCAGGACCAAAAATCACAGCAGATGTACAAAGTGCAAAACTAAAACAACTGTTGGGTAAAATTAAAACAACATGACCGATATTTTTTGTCCAATGATACATGGCGGGCTTAATATTAATTTAAAATCTGCCGACAATAATCTAATTTATAATCAGTGTTGTTTGAGTACAAATCAATTGCTGGTTCCAGATGATGCGCTAATAGACTGGAACAACTCCCAATTAGAAAACATACGCAAACAAAACAACAACAATACATGGCATTCGGGCTGCTGGGAATGTGAGCGCCTTGAAAAAGTCGGAGTAAAAAGTTTTAGACATTCAATGATTGAAAAATTTGGTATTAAAAAAAATCTTTCTGGACCTCAAAGAATAGATTTGTTATTTGACCGTAGTTGCAATTTAGCATGTGCTACTTGTGGACCAGACAGTAGTACATTTTGGCAAAAGCATCTTAAAGATAATAATTTAATAATCAGAGATATCAATAATGTAATAATCCCAAGCGAGTATGCCAATGATGAAAACAATTTCAAAAAAATACACCAGACCTTGAAATTGTTGGATTTAAGCAATGTAGAAATGATACAATTTTGCGGGGGCGAAACATTACTGGGAAATACCTATTGGAAGACTGCTGAACTACTTGCAGAGCTAATACCAGACGCAAAAAACAGACTTGAATTGGGGTTTCAAACCAATGGCACACAACCCATAGATGAAAAATATTATGAATTGATAGAAAAATTTAAATTAGTCAAGCTCATGATCAGCATTGATGGTATTGGGGATAAGTTTGAATATCTAAGATGGCCAGCCAGTTGGAATCAAGTTACAGACAACATTTTAAATTTAAAAGAAAAACTGCCCAGCAATGTAATGTTTTTTGTTCAAGAATGCACCAGTTGTTTGAATTTGTATTACTTCGACGAAGTTGGAAATTGGGTTAAAAATAATTTTAGTACCAATAGGGCAGGAGATCCTGTGGATCATACTACCCAACTGGCCATACATGATTATCTTGATGTAAACAATATTACTCAAGAATACGTGGATGCATTGTCAGGCACCAAAATGATTCATACACTTAGCCCAGACTGGAAAGAAAATCCTGATGTGATCAAAACAATTATTGCAGAAATAGAAAGATTTGATCAAATTAGAAAATTAGATTGGAAAAAAACTTTCCCTGAAGTCGCTGAGTTTTATCATAGATACCTTTGATCCAACATGACCAGAATTGTTTCAACCTGGAGAGTCAATTTAAACACCACTAAACTGGAACAAATTGATAAGTTTTTATCTGATGATGTGTTTTATGTCCCAGGAATGATTGAACCAAAAATATTGTGTCATTGGTTAGAAAAATACGGTCAGCCTGCTTACATTGTAATGGATCAGGCTGGGGACATAAAAATAGATAATTTAAAAATTTATTCTGTGCCCTTACGAGGACTGGCATTCTCATTTGAAAAATTTGAAAAACTCAATAAATCAACACTGCTAAGAACACCAAATACAAAATTTTGTTTCAATTTTTTTGTGAATGAAAATTTAAATGTAAACAAGTACATACTGATCAAGTTGGTGGAGTATTTTGAATTTGATTGTTTTGATTATGTTTTAAACACTGATGAAAAATTATGTAATATTCGGCCTTTGCTTGATCAATTATCGCACTTGTCTGACACTGACTTGTTGAAAGAATTTCGTCACAAAATATTAAAACCCATTGCCTTAGGTATTAAACACAATAAAAATTATAGTCCAACTGAGGTGCCTTGTATTGTTAACCAATGGACAGATAATCTTGAGTTGTTGTTTGATCAAAGTGCAGTTTCTTTGATAAGCGAACCTCAAGGTGATTTAACAGCATCAATCTTTACAGAAAAAACTATGTTTGCAATTATGGGGTTGACTTTTCCTATCTTTGTTGGCGGGTATGGCAATGCTGATTATCTCAAGCAAGTGGGATTAGACACGTTTGACGACATAATAGATCACAGTTATCAGTTCTTGCCAACATTGTCAGAACGGTGCTTTTATGCATTGAAAAATAACATGCATATCCTGGCAGATTTATCTTTGGCCAAACAATTAAGACAAGATCATTTGTCTCGACTATTAAAAAATCGAGATCTTTTATATGATCAAATTCTAACTAGGCATGTGTATTCAGTGGTAGACACTTGGCCCGAATCATTGAAATCAACTATAAAACCTTATTTTGAATTTACACAAAAAATACAAGTTGGCAAAAGCATGCGGCTTTATGACTACGTGGATTAAGACGCTGTAGTCACGGAAGTCCAGCCGTTGGTGCCGTTGGTGTTGACATACAGTCTAGTAGAAGTTGTGCTGCCGTCTGTGCGCATGTACAATGATCCTTGTGCCGCATTTAATGTAGGCGCACCTGAACCAAAGAATATGCCAAGATTAGCGGTGCTAGACATTTTGTAACCTGCACCTGCTGTGCCGCCGACTGGAATAGCGGTTCCAGAAAGTATGGTGGCTGCACCCACAGCAGATACCACAGCACCGCTCAATATATTACCACCAGTGATATTGGCGGTGACTGATATAGTAGTACCAGTATGTAGAACGGCATTTACATTGGCACCTCCCAACACATTGCCACCGGTAATGTTGCCAGTGACACTTAGCAATCCTCCGGTCAGTATGTTACCACCGGTGATGTTGCCAGTTGCTACTACTTGAGCACCAGAGTTGATGTTGCCACCGGTGACGTTACCTGTGGCACTATAAGTAGCGGCTGTACTAGCACTGGTGACAATTATATTTCCAGAAGTTATGTTGCCTGTTACTATGACGTTAGCCGTGGCTAGTAAATTGCCGCCTGTGACATTGCCTGTGGCAGTTATCAACCCACCAGTGCTTACATTGCCACCAGTTACGTTGCCAGAAGCTGACATCTGTCCAGTGGTGCGCAAGTTACCACCAGTAACATTGCCTGTTGTGGCAGTGATGCCGTTTATCAATGCATTACCCACAGAAATGTTGGCTGTGGTTGTTACGTTGGCTGTGGTGTTGATGGCACTGAGTACGTTGCCACTCAAACTCAAAGTGGTAGAAAGCAAATTGCCGCTGGTGATGTTTCCAGTTGCACTAACTATACCACCTGTACGTATGTTACCTCCAGTGACATTGCCCGTGGCACTAACCAACCCGCCAGTTAGCAAGTTGCCTGCAGTGACATTGCCTGTAAATGTAGAACCGGAGACCACAATGTTGCCCACAATGTCACCAGTCACATACAGATTGCCACTAACTCCCACACCACCCGCCACAATCAGCGCACCTGTGCCTGCATTGGTACTCACAGCAGTGTTGGCAATGGTCACTGTGTCAGTGTAATAGTCCAAGGGTCTGGTAAAATCATACATGACGATTGTGGTACCGGCATCAATGGTGCTAAACCCAAATTCAAATGTGCCAGCAGTAGCAAAGGTCAACACATTGGATAACAGTCCTTGTATGGTATTTGTGCCCTGCGACACACTGGCAGGCAACGTCATGGTGCGTCCAGCCGCATCCACTGTGACTCGCAATCGTATCATGCCAAATGTGCCCGAAGGCGGCCAAGTTGCAGCGCCGAATGCCAGAGTAATATTGCCAGTTATTGAAACAGTTTGATAAGGGCCAGCATTGCAGTCTATGTTTACTGTGCCTGACGTGGCTGCAATGGTAACCACAGTGCCTGACATGCCACGCACCTGTGCATTGTAGATCACATTGTTGGCCATGTTGTTGTCCAAGGTAGTGCCAGTCAGTGCAGCTTTGAACACACCTTTTGACTGCAGATCGTTGAGTTCGTCCTCTGCATATTGAAAATTTGTCTTGATGTTGGTAAAATTGTCACGCATGCCCTGCGTGTTATTACTGACACCTGCCACGGGGTATTCGCCGTTTATGTCATTGGGATTGATTTGACTAGTCATACTGGTTCCTTGTATTAGATATTTATTGCAATGACGTTTCCACTAAATAATCCAAAGGCCCTTGAGTAAATGCAAAAGAAAACTAAAAGCATATTAGAAGAACTGGACAGTTTGTACATTGAACGTGATCGCAGAGCCATCATCGAAACTCGCGCCAGCAACCTAATAGAAACAGCCATTCGTTTGCTGGAACAAATTGACGCTGAATTCTCGCCTGACCAGGCAGAGAATCTTCAGCGTAAACTGCTGAATGCAATACGTCAACGAGACACCAGCAAGTTCTCACGGTCCGTGAGGAGAACCAATGCAGATCTTTGAAATCACTGCCAAAAAATCCATACAAGAAGCTATCAATCCTGGTGCTGTGATCGGTGCACTGGGCGACAGATTAGATGCTTACAATTTTGCCCAGGCTGGGTTAACCAGACCGGGCAATTCGTCTAGTGCTTACGGAGATATGAGAGCCAAAGCCGCGGCAGCCGCTGATCCACTTATTGATCAAATGGCTGCCGACGAGTTAGCCAACTGGAATCGGAGTCTGAGTAATGCCATGCAGTCCACAGGTGCAAAATCACCAGGCGCATTACCTCCAAGAGTTAAGCAAGGACTATCAAACAGTTTTATGAATCGTGTTTATGGGTACTTTTTAGACAATCAGCTAGGTAATGATTTTTCTCAGTTTCCTCGTTATGTAGATAACAAATCTCAATCTGAAGCCAGTATTTTATTATCTGAATTGCGAAGCAGCATTCAGTCTATTCTGAATTATAACTCACCCCCATCTACTCCGCAAGGACAGTTCCAGCAATGGCGAAATCTTTCCAAAGCCACATATGACATGCGGTCATTGATGCAGTTTAACTCTGCTAAAAATCGTGCGCCAGTTGCCGCAAATAAAATGCCAATTATCATGTTGGATCCTACTGGAAAATTCAAAATTGGCAACACTAAATTAAACTACCGAAGTCCGGTGATCGCTAACGTACACTCATTGATCATGAGCATGATGCCAACTCCAGCCAGTTCAGAACCAACAATTACTAGGTCTCCGTCGGGAGATGTACTATTAGATGGACATCTATTAGATCCTCGAGACCCAGTCGAAGGCGAATTAGTAAAAATTATTAATGCAGAAATTAAAAAATTAAATCCATGAAAACCCTACGCACACTATTAGAAGGCGGCAATGTGTTCAAAGATGCAGAAGGCAAGCCACTTACAGGTCGCATCAATCAAAGCGATGTACCTGCCACTGTGGCCTGGCTTGAACAACTTACCGGTATAGAATTTCCACGTGAGCGTTGGTTAGGATCAACAGGCAAGGCGCCTACATCGGGCGACATGGATCTTGCTGTGGATGCCAATCAAGTGTCAAAAGAACAATTGGCTGCCAAACTGACACAGTGGATTGTGGGTCACAAACTGCCGCCTGCTGAATGGATCAAAAAGGGCGGTGAAGTTCACTTGCGCACCCCCATACAAGGACGACCTGATCTGGGCTATGTGCAAACAGACTTCATGTTCTTTCCCAATTTAGACTGGGGCACATTCTACTACAATCAAGGCGCAGGCTCGGCCTACAAAGGCATGAACCGTGCTGTGTTGATGTCAAGCATTGCCAAGCACTATGGGCTCAAACTGGGACCCAATGGTGTGTTCAGTAGAACCAGCAATGAATTGTTGACCATGGATCCTGATGAAGCAGCACGTATGATTTTAGGACCCCGAGCCACCAGAGACAACCTCAGCACAGTGGAAACCATATTTGCCGCCTTGTCCCGGGACAAAGATAAGGAAGCCAAGATCAAAGACTTCCGTGACTACCTCAACAAAGAAGGCCTGCCGCAACCTGACGCTGTGACAGAAGATACTGACACTTATTTCCTGGCACGCCTGCGTGATAGAATTGTGAATCAAGGCATGCAACCATTGGTAGAACGTGGCAATGCCAACCCTTACACCATTTACGAAGCAGCCGCAGTGGGTGTGGGCGGCAGAGCCAAGGGCATTGAACACTTGGAAGATTATGTGTTTAGAGAAGGCACAGCAGGTGTAAACAAAGCCCTGGCCATTGTGGCTGCTTTCAACAAAGATTCAAAAACAGCAAGTGTAAAATGGGACGGCAAGCCTGCTGTGGTATTTGGCCGCAAGCCCGAGACTGGTGAGTTTGTGCTGACAGATGATTCAGGATTTGGTGCTGTGGGCTACGATGGATTGTTTACCAGTACCAGAGCCATTGCCAACAATCTCTCACAGCGTGATGCCAATGCTGCCGCCAAGGGCAACAAAGCCGACCGTGTAGCAACATTGTTGCCCACTTATCAAACAGTATGGCCGCTGTTGGAAGCAGCCACTCCTCAAAATTTCAGAGGCTATGTCAAAGGCGACTTGATGTACTGGGGCAAAACCAACAAACCTTTGCCGGCAACAGAACAAGAGATTGTGCCTGGTGTTGTTTATCAGTCTGCTGGGTTGCTGGTGTTTAGACCCAACACTGTGACTTATAGAATTCCTGCAGACAGCACACTGGGTAAATCAATTCTCAACAGTGAAGTTGGCGTAGCAGTACACACCATGTACGAAGATGCGGGGGCAGAAAAACAACCGTTGAGCGGTGTGAAGTTCAATGATGTGCCTGGACTGTTTTTGATCCTGCCCAT